AAATACATAACTTTTTGATTTTAACTTATATTTATCTATAAAATAACAATTTTAAAAATATTTGAAATTAATATGAAGAAAAATAATACGGCTGAAAAAACTATCCTTGATGCTGAGAAAATTACAAAGGCATTAAAGGAAAGTACCGAAAAGTCTCTTCGTGATATTATGAATGAAGCCATTTCTAACTTAGTTCAGGAAGGCGATGATGATATTGAAGAGGTTGAGGATGATAGTTATGAAGAAGAGGATGTTCCTACTTCCGATGCTCCTGCTGTTGAAGACAATGGTTCCGAGGGTGAAGGCGATGCGGTTTCCGCTGATAATGCTGATATGCCCGAAGGCGGCGAAGAAGGTGCTGAAGATTCAGCAGACGCTGACGATGAATGGTCTGATATGGAGCAATATAAGGTAGGCGACAATGATTACGATTTCACAGGCGTGGATGGAGACGAAGTTCTCAAAGTTTACAACAAACTTGGAGATGACGACCAAATCTTTGTTAAAAAAGAAGATGACGGAACTTATTCTGTTAAGGATGATGAAACTGGCGCTGAATTTGTGATTGAACTTGACCCTGAAGCTTTAGGTGCTGAGGCTGATTCTAATAATGTTGAAGGTGGTTCAGAAGAAGGCGGCGAAGAAGCCGAGTTTGAACTTGGTGATGAATTCGGCGGCGAAGAAGAAGGCGATAACTTTGGAGGCGAAGGTGGCGAAGATTTTGGCGATGAGCCTGTTGACGACAACGAATTAGAAATTGACATTAACGGCGAAGATGATGACGATGATGACGAGCTCTATGAAGGAATTGGATATACCGACTCATATCAAAAAGATGTTTTTGCTAAGAAATTCAATATGAATGAGCCTGCAAATTCTAAGGCAACTTATTCTATGGATGATGGTGCCCCTGAGGGAGACAAGAAGCCTTGGGCTGGCAAAGGTGATATGAAGCCTTTTGGCAAAAAGACATCTGTTGATGAGTGTGACGGTGCGAACTGCGCCCCTGCTAATCCTAATATGAATGCCAATCTTGAAGAGGCGGGATTAGAATTAAGAAAAGCGAGCCTTTCTAAATCAGGTACACGCGCTCCCAAGGGACATATTGACTATATGTCAAAGAATTCACATAATGTTCACGATGGCTCTGAATCGGGAAAAACTGTAACTGAATCAATTCAAAAAATTATTAATGCGGCTAAGGCAATTCAGGCAGAAAACAAACAATATAAAGAATGTATTAACAAAATTAAAGGAAGCCTTTATGAGGCTGCTGTTCTCAATGTGAATCTTGGAAAACTTGTAGATATTCTTGTTAATGAGACAACTACAAAGGATGAAAAGAAGAGAATTTGTGAACGTTTTAATAATGTTAAAACAATCGCAGAAGGTAAGACTCTTTATACAACAATCAAATCTGAATTATCAGAAAGTAAGAAGTCTGCCCCTGCAGTAGAGAAGCAATTTGTTGCTGAATCTAAGAATCTTAATGAGACAACAATCTATCAAAATTCAAATGATCCTTCAATTGACCTTATGAATAGAATGGATAATCTTTTTAAGAAATAAATCTAAAAATAATTTATAAAAACAATAAAAAAACGAAAATTATGATTTCAAACTTTTTACAGAATGGCCAAGTAGGTAACATTGCTACTGGCAAACAGGCTGAGGCTCGCAAAGCTATTCAGGAGCGTTGGGAGAATATCGGCTTCACAAGGGGTCTTTCTGGCTATCTTAAAGAAAATATGGCTACTCTTTTCGAGAATGAGGCTAATGTACTTCTTAAGGAATCTACTGACTCTAGCAGCAACGGTTCTTTCGAAACTGTTGTATTCCCTCTTGTTCGTAGAGTATTCTCTCGTTTACTCGCTAACGACATTGTATCAGTTCAGGCTATGAATATGCCTATCGGTAAACTTTTCTTCGTTCTCCCTGTTACTTCAGAGCGCAGATGGGAAGGCGAAGGCGATGGTGCTGAAGGTTCACACTATGGACTTATGGGCTATGACCGCGTAGAGCGTAATAATGATGGCGCTATCCGTCAGCGTTACTACCTTCCTGACGAGGTTGTAAATATGGACGAATCTGGAAATACTCCTGAGGTTGTTCATTTCTTCAAGAAGAGTCTTTATGACTTATTCTACAACGACGGACTTTTCGACCATTCAAAGGGTAAGATTCACGTTCGCGTTGGTTCTTTAGCACCTGTTAGAATTAAGTTCGATGGTGACTATGAAGCAATTGATGCTCTTCCTATATGCGGAGTTGACGATTCAGTTCGTAATGTCATTGTAGCAGTTAGCGGCTTCTCTGCTTTCCGTGCTTCTAAGCTTACAGGCCCTGACGGAAACGAAATGGATACTGAGGCTTTCCTTGCTTCTCTTCGCGTTGTTGCTAAGGAAGATATCGGCGCAGTTGCAGCTTCAGGCGAAACTCAGTTCACTATGTTCAAGAAAGGTGAACCAGTTCACTTCCGTTGCGTAACACAGCGTTATGGTAAGGGACTTGTTGAATACGGAAACGTATGCGACGCTGAGGGTAAGATTTATCTCGAACTCGACCTTGCTAAGCCTACAAAGAAGCCTGGTGTAACTATGGATGGTTATATCGGTATCAAACAGGACGCTTTATCAGTTTCTGATATCGCTAATAAGTTTATGGTTGCTTGGGCACAGTATGATTCACTTGAACTTGAAACTGAAATCGGTGAAGTTTCTTTCAAACTTTCTGATGTTACTGTTTCAGTTGAAGAAAGAAAACTTCGTGCTACTTGGTCTCCTGAACTTGCACAGGATGTTGCAGCATTCCACAACATTGACGCTGAGGCTGAATTAACAGCTATTCTTTCAGAGCAGATTGCTGCTGAAATCGACCGTGAAATCCTTCGCGACCTTCGTAAGGCTTCTCCTTGGCAGCTCAAGTGGGACTACAACGGATGGAGACGTCAGGGTGGTTTCTCAACTAACTACACTCAGAAGGACTGGAATCAGACATTTATGACAAAGATCAACCAGATCTCTGCTCAGATTCACAAGTCAACCCTTCGCGGTGGCGCTAACTTCGTAGTTGTTTCTACTGAAATTTCTGCAATGCTTAATGACCTTGAGTACTTCCACGTAACCGACGCTAACGCTGAGGCTGCTACTTACTCAATGGGTATTGAGAAGGTTGGTTCACTTCAGGGACGCTATCAGGTATATGTAGATCCATATTCACCTGCAGAGTCTGCAATCATCGGACACAGGGGTGATAGCCTTCTTGACACAGGTTACATCTACGCACCTTATGTTCCTATGCAGTTAACTCCTACTATCTACAATGCTGCTAACTTCGCACCTGTAAAGGGTATCATCACTCGTTACGCTAAGAAGATGGTTAACAACCGTTACTACGGAGCACTTGTAGTAAATGGACTTCAGACTTGGGATATCAACGAACTTCGTTAATATTTAACATATTAAAATTAAAGAGCCTTAGAAATAAGGCTCTTTTTTTTTAGTTAATAAAAAATGAGAACTAATTTAGTTCTCATTCATTTTTTCAAATAGACTTTCCAAGCCCAATCCCCTTCACTGCGCGGGACGCTTTATAACACGCCTTATTTGAGGGGTTCTTGTTGAAGGTGTTACCTTTCTTGTTACCTGTCTTGCATCTGTCTTTTTTACAGGTGTTTTACCACAATTACACGCCATATTGATTTTATTTTAATTTCATTATTTTAATAACCACATACTTGCCTTATATGCAGAACTTTTATCCTGATACAACTTTTGTGTATTCATATAGACAGGCATAGTATATTTTTTCTTAACCTCTTCCTGTTGTGGTATCGTTCTGCCGTTTGCGTCATAAATGATTCTACTATTAGCCATAATCATAGCACGCATCATAGCCTCATCTTTTGATTTTCTTTCAAGCATTCTACCCATTGAGAATTGGAGCACGAATAAACCCATAGCAAGGCAAGTAAGTGTATCGTCGTGCATACCATCCATATGATCTTGCCGTCCATTTTTCCAAATCCAAGTCTGCAGTTCAGCGCAAACTCTTTCTGAACGAATTTTGAATTGATTTGTTCTAACCAAATTGGCAAAATTGTTAAGCATTTGAAAACGGTTATTACCATTTTTGTATCCTGGCATTCTGTCACCTTTATTGGAAGTTGCTGTTCTATTAACTATAGTATATGTCTTTAAATCAGCGTCATCATAATACATATTGGGATAGCCTAAGGCAACCATTTTTAATATTGTGGCGGAACCATAGCCTCCAATATCTTCCACTACACAAAACGCCGTATTGTAAAGAAGGCCATAATTATAGGCTATTTCACCAATACTATCCCCATACAATTTGCCATTATATTCAAGCACTTGCTCTACGCAAGGAGAACCATCATCATCTACTCCGTCAATATCAATAATTTCAAGTGCGGTAGAGTCATCTGCATCACCCTTAGAATTATCTATACTCATAATATAGTGATGCCCAGGGATAGGGGGTTTCCATACCCAAGTTTCTTGTAATGAAATATCTCTTAGGTTAGGGTCGGGTTCTCTGTTGTTTAATGTCCTTTGCATTTCAATGTATTGCCCATCTACTACATTGTTAGAAGAGCCAACAAACGAAACATCAAGTTCTTGTGCAATTTTAATAGGGTCATTATTAAAGGCGTTGCACATTCCAACATACCAAGGAGAAGTTGGCTTATATCCGTCTCTTTCAAGAGTTAGCCATCTTTCAGGGTTAAATTCAATGTCACCTTTTTTATTAAGTATGGGCTCTTCTATTTCGCTTAAAATAGCATTTGTATCTTTATCAAATTTTTGCCATTTAAGGAATTGATTATAACGAGGGTCTTGATACCATCTTAATTCAATAACGTGGAAGTCATTTTTGCCTATCGTTGCATTATGATAAGTTCCATAATAAAGTTCATCCATACCACAAGGGGTTGAAATCATTATGGTTTTACCACCTGTGGAGGTTGTAGCAACAGCCTGTGCATATACATCTTTGCCGTTCTCAATGAAGGCCGCCTCGTCAAATATTAGCCAAGAAACAGAAGATATACCACGGGCGGCGTTTTTTCCTGATGATTTTGCATATACTTTACACCCATTTCTTAATTCAAGACGTTTCTTATTACGAGTTTTAAACACGCTTTTCTTATTCTTTTCTGAGTTAGGATCGGGTGAATAATAATCATCCCCCCAAAACCATCTTGGAAATTGTACTAAGAAAGCGTCAATCTTTTCAAGTAAGTTGATAGATAATGCTTCATCACGCCCAACAATCAAAACCGTTTCAGGCGACTCAGGATCGGCAAGTGCAATTTCGCACGCAATTAGTGCCGCCGCACAAGTTGTAATTCCCGCTTGGCGCGGTTTTAAACAAATATTACGACGAAATTCTTTAAAGTCGCTTATTAAATCTTTTTGCCTTGGAAACAATTTAAATGGAACTTCTTTGTTTTCGCGCATATCGAAAGTTTTCAGATAATTTTCTATCATATATACCCTACTTTTATCTGAAACACATTTTATGTATTCTTCCGATATCTTTACTATATCATCCATTATCAGTATTTTATATATAAATAGTTATTTGTGAGTAAAATAAGCGTTTTTTCACATTATAAATGTATTTATTGTTAGTAAATTATATAATTATGGAGAGATATACAATATCAGATATAAAAAGAATGGTTAAAGAATCTATAGATGAAATTACAAGAATGGGGCAGTCTGTAGCCCCCGCTACAATTAACACCCCATCCGCCAAGGCACCATCTAATGCTAAACTACTTGGCAAGCCTATGTGTAGTAACGCTTTCTTTAGCAAACCTGATGATAATGGGCAGGAATATTTAACTGTTAGACTAAATAATATTCACGGCGTTCATCAAAATCAATTAATGATGGATTGGAGGCAAAAATATGGACAGATTTTTAATGCCTCAATAAATCAATCTCAAAGAGTTGGAAACGCTTCTGCTCCAATGGACTTGACAGTTCTTCCTGGGCAAGAATCCGCATTTGAACAAATTGTACCAAATCTTGTACAAGATATCGCCAACCTTAATGGGGTAAAAGGTATGTCTTATGATACTAATTTTTTGAATGGTTTACAAGTAAGTATCATAGGAAGAATTGATGAGGCACCTTCAGAAGCGGATTTGGAAAAAGCACAAATACGCCAAAGAGCAAATGTCAAAGATATAATGATGAAATTATCAGACCCTGAATTTACAAAGAAATTAGGATTTGTTGGTGGTGTTTCTGTTTCTTCTTATTCTAACCTTAAAGATATTGTTAAACAGGGAAATTCTGTGGGGTGGAGGCTTAGCCCTATGAATCAGTTGATGGTTTTATCATATTTGCCTAACGCTTCTTTTGTAACTAACGCTTGGACTTGGGATCACATTTTTAATAGAGAAGTTGTTGACCCAAATCTATTTGCACTTGAAGTTAAAGTAGCAAATGATAAGCCTAAAGATATAAATTCTCGTATGCAGGCAGCAGCGCAGCTTGGCTATATTGATACACAAAACACTTCTAAACAACCTTGGGATGTTTATCGCTCCATAAAAAAAGACTTAGACCAATCACAAAGAATTGCCGTGGAATTCCTTGCAAACATATTAAATCCTCACGACCCACATTTCATTAAACAAAAAGTTTACGATATAAGTAATACCGTATTAAAGAAAGACGCAGGAAAACCCGATGATTTTGGAAAAATGGGAAGTAACGGTTATATGTATGATAGATTTAATGAGGAAGTTAATTTTGCTGACAACATTAAAGGTATCCCTAATGCCAAAGCACAAAATTATCTTGCACAATCAGCAGCCAATACAGGCGATACAAGTGGACAAACACAAGTCCAACCACAATGGCAGCCTAAGGGCGAAGAAGAAATTGGTGATATAATTAATATATTGTCAGCATTATGTTCAAAATATTGTGGAAGAACACCTAATACCGTAGCTGGTGATAGCTTAGGTGATACAATTGCACACTTTGCAGATTTCTATGCAAGATATTATATTTGTCCTAATAGGCAAATTGTTAAGCCATCCCTTGTTGACGCGGCTTGTAATGCCTTTGCAATTGGCTTAGCATCTGTATATAATCTTCCTGTACAGCGTAGAGGCGGGCAAATGAGTAAGGCTTTGCAAGATCCTGAGTTTGAAAAAACGCTTAATGACCTTTATCAAGATTTTATGGATTTAGTAAGTGAAATTAATGTAGAGCTTCTTAAATTATCTTCCGCAAGAAGAAAGAAGAAAGTTTCACAGCCCGCAGCAAAAGTCGTTGAAGAAGATATTAATGAGCAAAGTTCTTTTGGGCAGCCAATTTCTTTCGATGAATTTAAGAATTTATTTGTTGGAAACGTTATGGAAGAAGAACTTGATGAAGAGCCTTCTTTAGACACAATTCAAGAGTCATTCTTTAATATGTTAGACAAATTAGAAAGAATAAATGGATAATATTAAAAAAATACTTTCAGAAAATTTTAAAAAAGCACTACTTACAGAAGCGAGAGTCCTTCCAAGTGATGCTGATATTGCGTCTTGCCCAAGTATCTATAAGGGCGTAGATAACGCCGAAAGTTACGTTGAAATGGGATTTCAGCATCAACTAGCAACTGGGGGAAAATGTGTTGGGGAAGGCATTTATGCCCGACTTAGTTATGAAGAAGCAGTAAGATGTGTTTATAGTTATGGCCCCGATATTGTTCAAGGAAAGGTTTTGGGGGGATTTAAAAATTATATAATGTTTGATGCTGATATATTTCCTTCTATTAAACGCCAAGTAATATCATATTATGGAGCACTTTTATCTCCTGCAGACCAAGTAAAAAGTATTGTTAAAGACCCTCGTGACGCACAATTAATTATAAAAGCGGGAAAAAGTATGAACAATAATACCTTTATTGTAAAATTATGTAGAAGATATGGTATTCGCGGAATGATGTATGAATGGGATAGTTGTGCTACAGTTCTCCCATTTGACTTTGCCTCTGTTGTTGTGTGGGCGGCTGCAAAAAATGTAAGATATAATAAAAATGCACCATTGGTAAAAACTTTTAACCAAGAGGCTCGTGAAAGATATGAAAGGCATTTTGATTGGGACTTTCAACTTTTTGGTAGATATGATTCTTATGATAAAACTAAAATTACACGAGTTGCAACAAATAACGAAATGTACGCATTAGTGCAAGATTTTTCTAAAGGCTGGAATTTTGTAAAATTGGATACTAGAATTGTTGCAAACCCACAGCCTGAAGAAATTAGTGATATATGGTATAAAAATCAGCCTTCTCAGCCAAGCATAAAAACAGGAATTTTTGGATTTGATTATAATGGTATTCAATTTTTTGGGGCTGTTTTTCTTCCAAACGCAAAAGACACTCCCGCTTTATGGTACCCTGAAGACTTATCTCAAATGAACCGCCCCAATTTATCTTCAATTAATGATTGGGTTGATTTAGATAAAGCAACTTTAGACGAGGTGTGTGCTGAATTAAAACAATATAAGGCGATTAACGAATCATTAAAAGTTTCATTAAAAAAACACATTAATGAAACAATTAGTGAAGAGATTAAAGATAAAGATGAAAATGAGTTCATATCTAAGCATCGTTGTTATGTATATAGGGCAACTCGCCCTTCGGGATTTGAATCTATTTTTAATAACGGGCAATTAAGGCAATTTGCTGGTTCAAACGACGGTTCTTGGTATGGCGAAGGCGTATATGCAGTGGTTCGTCCAGAAGATGTTCAATATCATAAATATGATAAAGAAACGCACGCAGGCGGCGTTAAGATGATAGTATTGGGAGGCTATTCAAACTTTCTCATTTTTGAAGAAACTTGGGCTAAGAAAGTATATGGGGCTAATTGGCAAGTTAAAGATCAATTTTATACTTTATTCCCTAAAGAAGTGGCTGATGACGTTATGAGAGATTACAATAATTGGCTTCCAAGGGCAGGTTCCACAAATTTGCCGATGGTTAAATGTACTTGGAATTACGGTAATGGAACCAGAACCACGGGCTTTTTACATTATATATTTGATAATGGACACCTAAGGGCAAAATACACTAACTTATTTAGTAAATATAATATTAGGGGCACAATCTATGTTGGAGGCAATGACGGTCTAACAGCACTTTGTTGGAACTTTGACCAAGTTATCCCTTATCAATATACAACTGACTGTGGCAGAACTTGGCATAGCGATTTGTTTAATTTTCAATTAACAAAAGAGCGTTCTTTTAAAAATACTGATCCAGTCTCAAAATTTAGGCATTTATATGACTTTGTTAGTGACAAAATTGTTTCTTGTAACATAAATGGAAAGAATTTTAATGTTACTACCGTTAAAAATAAGGGAAGATGGAATATTATTAATATCAACAGCCCTAAAGGAGAAAAAATATCCCCGATAGATTTTGATACTGAGCCTAAAATAGGCCTTAGTGGTATATTTAATTTTGTTTATCAAGGAGTACAATTACAAGGCATAGTTCTATTGCCAGAAATTAATAAGGGAGCAGTGTGGTTTCCAGAAGATATGAGCCTTTTGAAAAGTCGTCCTAATATAACAAATTTAAATGATTGGGTCGCCTTTGAAGACTTGGATGAAGTTGTAATGGAAATTAAAAATATGCAATTATGACAAAAATAACAGAAGAAATACAAGAATTATTCTTAAAATGTCGCAGAGCATTAGGGGCACCCACGGTTGATGTAGAACTGAGGGATGAACAATTATGCTCTTATCTTGAAATGGCAATTGAAGACTATGCCGAAAAGGTGCAAAATTGGCTGATTAAAAATCAATGGGCAACTCTTTACGGGAAAAATCTTTCTAATACCGACTTAGCCTACGCTTTATCTGTAAGAACATTAGATATTTCTAAAGATTTTAGCTTTTGGTTTTCTAAAGAGGCTGGGCTTCAGCAAAGAGGTAATTGGGAATTAAAAAAAGATTTCATTAAAATAGAAGCAGGAAAACAAAGTTATTTAATACCTGCAGGAAGAGAAATAAATAATGTAATGTATTGTAATCCTTCAACCTCTCAAGCCGCATTATATGCCAATTATGGAGGATTAGATACTCTTGGATTTGCAGGAGGCTATGGGCAGGCTGGAGGCGGCTCATACGGGCCCATAGGGGGCTTTTATATAGCACAAAGTTGTGATGTTGCTTATATGGCTACAGACTTAGCATATAAGAATCGTTTACTTCGTGGGGACTTAACTTACAAAGTTACAGCGGGGCCCAATGGTACGCACATTATACATCTTTATTCCACACCAGGCTCTAAATTAAGTTTTGGTAGTGTAGTTAATGGAACGGGAAGCCTTAGTCTTGTCGGTTGTGAAGTGTGGTACACATATTATGACACAGGCTCTAAAGAAGACGCAGACGAGTGTAGAAGGCAAAATCCCGATGTTATTTTAACGCCTGATCAAGTTCCACTTTCAAAAATAGATTATGCGTACCTTAATGAGCCAACAAAAGTAATTGTAAGAAAATTATTTATTGCACTTTCAAAACAGGGACTTGCAATGGTGAGAGGAAAATGGAGTGGAAAAATGAGTGTAATGGAAGCAGAGGCTAATCTTGATTACAATATGCTCTTAACACAAGCCGATAAGGAATATGAATCAACAATGAAAGACATTACAGATAGGCTTAAAGAAATGTCTCCAGAAGAAGTATTGAAAAAGCAGGCTGACATAGTTGACAGTCAGACTAAAATATTGGCTGCCAAACCACTAAAAATGATAACTTGCTAAATTATACTAAAGCACCCAAACGGGTGCTTTTTTTATTGATTATTAGTGCATTTACCTTATATTTTGAATATAAAAAGTATTTATAAGAAGGTAATTGCATAAAATTTTTAATTTATGGCTGACAATAGAACAAGATTACAAAAATTGACTAATGTTATCATTGGGACTGCACAGGGTACACCATTATCTACCCCATCCCATTCAAAGTCAATTACATACAACATAGCACCAAGTTCTGAAGTTCTTTTTTCTTCAAATAATAAAGAAGAAAGAGATATGAGACTTCAGCAAATGAAACAACAGCGACTTATGGCTCATCAATGGGCAAAGGCGGGCTATGAAACTTCTATGCAACAAATGGCGGGCGCTAACCAAGTTAAAGTTATGTATCGTGATGCAGACTTAATGGCTATGTGGCCTGAAATTGGTTCTGCACTTGATACTATTTCTGAAGAGGCAACAACAATAAATTCTAAGGGAAAAATATTAAATATTTATTCTAAGTCTGACCGTATTAAGTCAGTTTTAGAGGACTTATTTGTTAATCGTCTTGATATTAATATTTGGGGTAAGACAATTTTCCGTGCAACCGCGAAATACGGAAATGAATTTATGATGCTTAATATAGACCCCGAAAACGGTATTTTAGGATGGAGAGAATTGCCTGTTCACGAAATGACTCGCATTGAAAATGGTATGCAAAATGCTTACGCGGGGACATATACTTTTGCAGCAAATGCCAATAATTTAAAGCCCGACGAAGTTAAATTTGTATGGGAAGGGCACGATCAACAAATTCCTTTTAAGAATTGGCAAATTGCACATTTTAGACTAATTAATGATAGTATTTATTTACCATATGGATGTATTGTCGGAGATTCAAGAATAGAGACAGAAAATGGGTTCAAAGAAATCTCTGATATTAAAATTGGTGATAAAGTAATAACATTTAATATCGAAAAGCAAGAAAAAGAAATTGCAGAAGTAACTATGGCAATGAGCAAAGGCAAAAAAGAAGTCTTTTCTCTTTCTACACGGCATAACTATATTGAAGCAACATCTGATCATAAATTTTTATGTTATGAAAA